GGGACGTTGTTGTGACCCTTGCTGTTGACTCGCTGTAGACCATTGAAAGCAAAGAGGTTTAGATAGAGCGTCGTCGCAGGGGTCGTCTTCGCGTTGTTGTCGGAACGTGCTTTGAGGTAGCCCTCTGGTGTGCGAGGGAGCGTGAGGAGATCAGCGATAAGCTGATCGGGATCGTCGCGAACGGTTTGCCATAGCGTGATCAGCGGCACGTTGACATCCGCGAGGATCGTATGGCCAATACGGGCCACGTTCTGGCCCTCCGCACAGCCATCCAGCATCTCGACGATGGCGGCAGTTAGCTTGCGCTTGCCGCCGGGCCACCGAAGGAAAGGCTTAGGCGATGACGGCAGCAACGACAAGGCGACGGCGCCGCCGCCGAGGAAGGGTTCGATGTAGGTGGTCAATTTCAATCCTCTTTTCACCCTCTACTTACCATCTCGTCGTCGTCTCGTCAACTCAATTCGCCTCTCGCTGTCTCATCATCGTCGACAACTCGTCGTTTAGACCCTCAAGCATTCGCGCAAGCTCAAGCGGCGATCGTGCGGCGGTGAGGTCGGTGATCGTCTCGACGGGGTTGCGAGGCAGGGGAGTTGACGAGACGACGGGACGTCTAGGCGATTTGGTGGCAGTGGCGGCGGTGGGCACGGCAGGGAGGTCACACTCAAGCAGGTCGAAGCGTCCCGGCGGCGTCTGCGCGGCAGCCAGCGCCCTCTTTGCCTCGCGCTCGGCGCGTAGCTCTTGCTGTAGTGCTGTGAGCCCTGTAGAGGGTTTGAGGGCCTGTGGCGTGGGGGCTGGGGAGACGTCGGTGTCGACGTCGACTTCGAGGAGGCTGAAACGAGACGGCGGTGGGGGTGGCTGTGGCGATGAGGGTTGAGGCGCTGGTCGCGATGAAGGTTGCGGGACGTTGCTTGGGCGGCGATCGTCGGTGGCGAGACGACGATCGTCGGCGGCGACTTGCCAATTACTCGATAACAACTGCAACTGGACACCTACGGGTAAGTTTTGGCGTGCCGTGTCAAAGGCTTGTCGCGACAGCCCGGTGACTTCGACCACGGGTAGGTTTTCGGGCGTCTGATAGACACGGATGTGGGAAGCACCGAGTGACTGTAGGTAGTCAGTAATAGCTGACGCAGTGAAATCGCGAGGCAGGAGGTTTACACTCACGACTGGCGGCACCTCGCCGACACGCTGTCTCGTCGTCTCGTCGCTGCTGCTAGCCAGTGGCGATGATATCCTACGCCACACCTCGTCGGCGACAGCGGCTTCGATTCTCGCAGCTTCCCCGTCAGGCATCGGCGAGACGCTGGCGGCGGTGTTTTGTGGTGACGGCGACGAGACTTTGCGGACGTCGGCGAGGGATGCGATGTTGTCAATAGGTAAATCGCGTCCTGTGACGGATTCGAGATGAACCCGCGTGTCTAAGGGTAGGTGTTCGATGCGAGTTACCCTACCACCTTTGCCCACATCATACGATACAGTATTCGCACCCCTCCACGACACCACCTCGACGACATCGCCTACACGTATCTCGTCGTCTTGTCTTGTCGCCGTCGTTGGGACGACATGCCCGGTGACGGGATCGACAGTGACCTCTCTTCCATCGAAAAGCACACCTATTGCTTGCCGAAGTTGCTGTTTCGTCGTTTCAGTCATTGCCTCTGCTGCCGTTGGTGTCTCGCCACCTCGTCTCGCCGCCATCGCCTCCTCGACGCGCCGCGCAAGCACTTGACGGTAAGTCTCCCAGTCCGACGTGTCGTCGCCCTCGCGGACGTAGAGGCCGGGGGCTGTGCCGTTGGTGATGGCGGCTTGATACGTGTCTTCGGACGGTGGCCAGGTCACGCCAAAAATTCTGACACAAGCCTCTTGTGCGCACCGTTGACCAAATAGGTCTTGAATGGCGAAATCTTCTTGTCTGATGTATTCCACAGGGTTCTCATCCCCCACAGCCTGATGAGACACGCCGATGTAATGACCTTGAATACAGGTCAACCATTCTCCTCTTCGTATCGGTCTACTCGTCGCCATCGTCTCGTCTCCTTGCCACCATCTTTACCACGTCACCCAAGCCTTGTCAACCCCCATTCATCCCCACCCTATACCTTACCCCATGCTACAAAGATACGGCCAACCCCTTCTTGATCGCGCCGCCTCATCGCAGCGTCGCGTGTGGTTTCGCCTTGTTACCCGCGACATCGACCGCCACGGCACGATTATCGAGCCCGCTGGCGTCGATATGACCGCGTTCCGGGCCAACCCGGTCTTCCTGTGGATGCACGACAGCGGCGGCGGCGAAGTGACCCCACCGCCGGACGTGGTCATTGGCCGTGTCACGAACTTCGACCAGAGCGTCGACGCCCTCGACATCGAGGTCGAGTTCGACGACGACGGCGACGGGTTGGCGGCGACTTGTTTTCGCAAGGTCAAGGACGGCTTCTTGCGCATGGTGTCGATCGGCTGCAACGTCCTCGAAGAGGAGACGGTTATGGTGGGGACGCACAAGGTTCCCGTCTACACCCGCACCGAGCTGCTAGAGTGCTCGCTGGTCATCATCGGGTCGAATCGTGGGGCGTTGAAACTTGATCGCAGTCGCGTCGCCGCCATGCTGCGCGAAGTCGGTGGCGTAGGTGGCGCTGTCAAGGTCGTCGAGGCGACGCCCGCGCCCGCCACGGCACCGCAGACAACCCGCACCGCCGACGACAAGCAGGTCGCCACCATCGCCGTCATCTCGCCGGGGCACATGCTTTGGGGCAAGCGACGAGACGACGGCAAATGGACAACGCCGGGTGGTCATCTTCATCCCGGCGAAAGCCCCGTCGACGGCGCTGTCCGCGAGTTGGCGGAGGAGTCGGGTATCATTGTCACCGCCGACAAGCTGAAGCCGCTTGGCGCCGTGACTAACACCAAGGGCGTCCGCATTCACACTTTCCGCCTTGACGTCCCGAAGATGATCTCGCCGACGGTGAAGCGCGATCCTGACAAGGAGATCGAGGTGTGGAAGTGGGTGCCGTTTGAGTCGGGACGCCTACCCGCACACATCCTGTCCAATCTGCACGCGCAGCCGAACGCGATCGTCGCGGCGCTGCGCCTCGACCGCGCCGTCATGGGTGCCGGTGGACCCGCCGTCGACACACTGTTGACGACCGAGGTCTATGGCGGCGACGCGATGGATGACTTCTTCGGCGACGATGACGACATGCTGAAGGTCCGCGATGACGACGGCGAAGCGACGTCGTCAAGTGTGTCCTCGTCAAGCGCCTCGGCATCGTCGTCTAGCGTAAGCATCCCAGCCAGCCTCGTCTCGTCGTCGTCAACCCCTACCCCAGCTCCGACCACCAGACGCTTCGTTACCCGAGGCGTCGTCGCCCACACAGGCTACCCGACGGTGACGACCGCGTGGGATGCGGCGGCAGCCGTGGATCGGTGGAAGAAGTGGGCATCGTCCGACGGCAGCGGCGACAAGGAGAAGATCGACTGGGCGAAGTTTGCTAAGTGTTTCCTGTGGTTCGATGACAAGGCGCCGGAAAGCTTCGGCTCCTACAAATACCCACATCATGATATCGTCGACGGCAAGCCGGTGACGGTGTGGGCAGGCGTCGTCGCGGCGGCGGCACGTATCGACCAGTCTAAAGGCATCCCCGATGGCGACATTGCGAAAATGAAAGCACATCTTGCCGAGCACTACAAGGAGTTTGACAAGGTGGCGCCGTGGCAGCGTGCCGCCTATGACATGCCGGGCGGACTACAACGTGTATGGCGGGCAGCCGCGTCGCAGCTAAATGGCCACGTCGACACAGTGCCGCTGGTAGACGACCTTATCAGTCAACCGCTGCCGCAGATGGCCATCGGCGCTGAGGCCGGGACGTTGCTTGTCGAAGCTGGCGACGTCTATAAGCTCGTCGGCGTCGTCCCGCATGCGTTGCTGTTCCCTTCGTCGGCGTGGACCGTCGACACGGCGGCACTGTGGGCGCAGAAACACGGCTACGCCTACTTCACCGCATACCCCAAAGACGGCATGATCGAGCTTGTCGTTCTCAATGCCGACGTGTTTCGTCGCAACGCCTTCGGTGTCGGAGTCAAGTTTAAGACATTCCGCGTCCAAAGCGATCCCGAAGTCAGCCTCGTCGTCGGTGTCTTGAAGATTCAAGGTGAACGTGCCCTCGTCGGCAAGGCAACGGGACGTAAGGCCGAGCGGCAAGCTGATCGCCTTCTGCGCTGTCTCGTCAACCTCAAGTTGTCGCCGTCGGCAAGTGCAGAGATCGCCTACGGAATCAAGCGATCGGCTCGTCTCATTGTCGACGCCGCGACGGTGAAGCGGGCGGAACGTGTTCATCGTGGGCAATCTTGGACGTTCCGAGCGCTGCAACGCGCCCTGTCCGCCGACGCTGTCACGCGGACGCTGTACGGGGACTTCGTCGGCCAGCGTGAGGCGCGACGCATCCTTGACGAGGCGGTGGCGAGACTGCGACAGCTCAAGGCCCTTCGATACACGTTGAGCTAATCGGTCATGCCTATTGATTTCAGCGTTTCAAAGGGTGCCAAAGAGCAGCTAGAGCTTGGCCTTCGCTGGCACGAGGAAGGCCACAGCGGTGACGGGTTACTGCCTAGCACCGTCGCCGAGGCGCGTCGTCTCGTCATCTCCGGCAAGTGGTGGCCGTCGAAGGTGAAGCGGGCTTACAGCTTCTTCTCCCGTCACGGTGCCCAAGCTGGCCCGATGCGCGACGACAAAGGGCGCCCTACGCCGAAGGCTGTTGCGTGGGCGCTGTGGGGTGGTGATGCGGGCTTCTCGAATGTCAAGCGTATTCGTGAGTCTATGCTTGCCGAGGAGCGGGGGCTGGGGCTGGGCCGCGAGGGCGGTGCCGACGACGAGACGACGGGACACCAAATAGCCACCTCCCCAAAGGGTCGCCTTGTCGCACACATGCACTACCTTTCCTTAACCGATCCCGAACACATTCCCGATTACAAGGAATCC